CGACATTTAATGTCGGTTTGGGAACAAAGCTCTACCAGGATTAAACCCCCCTGGCATTTTATCTATGAATTAAATTTTATAGTAATCTGTTAACTAATTAGGTGTTAACAACCTTAATTACTTATTCCAATTGGAATTGTATATTTAAGGGTAAATTGTTATATATCTCAATAATAGTGAGAGCTATTAACTTTCTGATTTTTCTACGACGACCAATATAGGTTTTGTCTAAGGAAAAGTCAGCGGTTTCTATTAATTTAATAAGTTCACCGCCTTCCTCATCAGAGGCATCTATTCGGGCTTCACTAATCGGATCAATTACCGATTCTATTGCATCTTCCACATCATAGAGCTTTCACAGTCTGTTTTGTATTACGTGTAGTATAGGGTGAACCTCGCCTTGTCGAATACTCTGGTGATCGTGTGATTCGTATGATTTTAATCCAAGAAGTGATTTTGGGATTGCTTCGACATGTTTTTTGAATTGATCTAAACTTCTAAAGAATTTTAGTAAATCTTTTTGAATTTCATGGATTGCTGATAAGTTTTTGTGAAGTTTTCTTAACAGAAGATTTTTTAAATGTCACGTGTAATATTTTATTGATACACGGGATCAAATACCTATTTGCATCTCAGGATTACTGCTATTTTTATCACAGTAAGACGAGAGTAAAGGGTAACTGGTCTTGTCCTTCCCTATAAGGGGACATGGGACTTCCAAAACTATTAGTAACTTTCTACGTATATCTGTTCTCCGAGGGAGCAGCATATGTAAAAGGGTCGACCAATTTGCTACCGTATTAAATCTATATCTTTCGATATGAATCTTAAAATTGAAAGATTCTGTATAAGGGTTCTTGATCCATGTGGTCATTAACCTTCATGGTATAGGAGTTATCTCCCTAGACCCAGAGAACAATCTCTTGGCTATTTCCCCACAAGGGGGATGACTACATTTCCGTGTTCATATTTGTGACTTAGCTGAAGAAATGTCAACTTGATAATTGTTTTCAATTATCCTTTTATAGTTTTTAGCTACAACTTCTTCAAATATTGCAACATCATCACCCAGGACTATATAATCTTGAAAATCATTTCCAAAACCATAACATTTGGCG